TTATTTCTTGCAGAACCGTTAGCAATACTACCTACTGTTAGTGAAGGTGCATTGAGAAGTGCATATAAGTTTGATAAAATATATACATTCACACAGTCTATATTAGATAAGTATCCTACTGCAGAATTATTTGAGTGGGGTTCTAGTTGGTTAGACTTTGATGATCTAAAAATTAGTAAGACGAATAACGTTTCGTTTGTTACTAGTAGTAAGAGTCAGAGTGGTGGACATATGCTACGTCTAGACATTATGAAATTGTTGAATACTGTTGACGTATCTAATGGACTGCAATACTATGCACATCAATCACCACCATTCCATCATAGAAGAAATGATTTCTTTGAATCATCAAAGTTTCATATATCAGTAGAGAATTCTAGGCAGAAAAATTATTTTACTGAGAAAGTTATAGACTGCTTTGCTTCTAAAACTGTACCAATATACTATGGTTGTCCTAACATAGGAGATTGGTTCAACATGGATGGTATGATAACCTTTAATGATCTTGATGAGTTAGAGCTAATCATTAGGAAGTTAGATTCAGATGCATATGACTGTAGGAAAGATGCTATTGAAGAGAACTATGAGGTTGCTAAGAAGTTTCATAGTGATAACGACGTAGTACCTAGACTAACCCGTAAAATTATTGAGGAAGTGAACAATGCCACTCAACGGATCCAATCAAACTAATTACATAAAAAAAGACTATGAATTTCTGAAGGTAAAACCTGAAGGGATGGCAGGTCTGAAGAAGAATTACTCTCAGGTATGGCAAGACATCTTTGCATTAGTTGTCAACGATGCTAAGAGAGATGGAACATTTATAGAGATAGGTGGTGCTCAACCATTCATAGGTAACAACACTTGGTTATTGGAGAAGGAGTATAACTGGAGAGGATTTTCAGTAGAGTTAGATGAAGAATTGTGTTTGATGTGGCAAGGTGAAAGACATAACACACATTTATTCTTTGATGATGCTGGTGTAGTAGATTATGTTGCAGCATGTGAGAAGTTTGGACTACCTAAACATCTAGATTACCTGTCGTTTGATTTAGAACCACCAGCAGTTACCTTAGAAGTACTGAAGAAGTTTCCATTGGATGAGTTATCATTCAATTGTATTACCTATGAGCATGATGCTTATAGGCAATGGGGTGACATCTATGGACACCGTAGTATATTTGAAAAGCATGGATACGATAGAGTTGGCACTAATATAAGGAATGGTGTGTGTACTATGGAGGAGTGGTACATACATGAGAGTGTGGATCAAAGTATCCGTGATGCTTTACGTTCCGAGAACTGTGATGCTTATGAAGTGGTACTAGATTTATGAAGGTAAGTTATTGTATACCCACCCATGATGGGAACGCAAAGTGTCAACAGTATCTCTTTGATATATTCTTTGCATTAGAGCATCAGACTAATAAGAATTTTAACGTTTGGATCTCTGATCACAGCAAATCTAATAAAATACTAAAGGCATGTGAAGAATATGCTGACTTATTTGAAATCAATTATGTAAAAAATGATTCATCTCTTGGGAATATTAGTAGTAATACTAATAATGCAATGCTATGTGCTGATGGTGATATCCTAAAGGTATTGTTTTCAGATGACATTATTCTTACTAAGAATCTAACGGAAGAACTTGACAGAGCATTTACTAAGGGTGTAAAATGGGCTGTGACTGGGTTTGCTCATACCATAGATGATGGTAGGAGTCATTACAATCCAAAGTTCCCTGTATATAATGACAGGTTACTAGAGGGTGTCAACACATTGAGTTCACCTTCCATTCTTGCTGTTCATAAGGACTTGGAAGAATATTTTGATGAGGATTTAGTCATGCTTATGGACTGTGATATGTATTACAGACTCTATAAATATCATGGAGAACCCTTGGTACTAAAGGATTATCACATCTCTAATAGAGAACATAAGAACCAAACTCAAAGGTCAAACGAACACCTCCTACCAAAGGAGATTGAATACTTGAAGAAGAAACATTCATCATGACTATAGGATTCAACCACTTAGGAAGACATGGACGACTGGGTAACCAGATGTTTCAGTACGCTGGACTACGAGGCATTGCTGCTCATCGTGGTTTTGATTTTATGATACCGCAGAGTGACTTCAAAGATGAATGGAATGACCATCAGTTATTTGAAGCATTCAAACTAAAGAACCTTACTAACATAGGAACATGTCCTGGTCCTTATGTAGAGGAAGCACACTTCCATTATGATCCCAATCTGTTTGACAATATGTCTGATGGACATAATGTTTACGGATATCTTCAGAGTACAAAATGGTTTGATCATATAGAGGATAGTATAAGAGAAGATTTTGAGTTCAAGAATGATATCTACAATACATGTAAGGAGATGATTGACACTGTAGATAATCCAATAGCATTACATGTTCGTAGAGGAGACTACATTACAAATGCAGATAACCATCCCCCATGTACAAAAGAATACTACGATAAAGCTCTCTCTAAGTTTGATTCAGACCGTAATGTTATTGTTTTTTCTGACGATCCTGAATGGTGTACTACTGAGTTCCCTGATGACAGGTTCCTTATCTCAGAAGGTGGAGATAATCTTGCAGACTTGTGTATGATGTCTATGTGTTCAGATTTTATCATTGCTAACTCATCATTCTCATGGTGGGGATCATGGTTGAGTAGGAATCCAGACAAGAGAATCATTGCACCAAAGAAATGGTTTGGTAATGGATACACAGCAGCACATGATACTTCAGATTTATACTGTGATAACTGGGAGGTAGTATGACAGATAGACCACCATCATATGATCTTACTAAGTGTACATTTATAATACCACTTAGGATTGAGACGGCAGATAGGATGAGGAACATAACCACATCCTTGATATACTTACTGAGTAATTTTGATACTAATGTTATAGTAAAAGAGTTTGACTCTGAACCTATCTTTGATCTACGTGTTGTTCCTATGTTGGAACAGATACTTCCTTATGAGAAGTTATGTAGAATAGATCATCAGTTTGAGAAGACAAGTGAGTTTACTTTCCATAGGACAAGACTACTCAACGACATGCTATGGCAGGTCAAGACACCAGTCACTGTCAATTATGACTGTGATATAATGTTACCTATTGAATCATATGTCTATGCTCAGAACATGATAATCAATGAGCATAAAGAATCTGAGGATTCTACACCACCTAAAGTTGTATATCCTTATGGCTTTGGCAACTATCAACATCAATTGCATGTGGGTGATGAGGAGGTAACTAAGTTTATCAACTCTGGATTTGATTTCAAATCATTTGAGGGTCACATCAGACAGTGGGATGCTAAGTATGGTTTCTGTCAGTTCTTTGATACTGAAGAGTACAAGAGACTGGGTGGAGAGAATGAGAACTTTATTGCTTATGGATATGAGGATGATGAAAGATTCCTTAGATTCAATATGCTATCCAGTGTTGCTAGAATAAATGATTTTATTTTTCATCTAGAACATGGTAGGTCTGCTAACTCTTGGTTCAACAACCCACACATTGAAAGCAACAAATCATTGTGGGAAGAGTTGAAACTAAAAGGTAAGAAAGGGTTGGCTAAGTATTATGAAAATGTTGATTACCTAAAGGATCGTAATGGACAAAAATAAATCAGCGTCTAAGTTAGTAGGGTTTCCAAAAGTATTATGGATCAACCTTGATAGGTTTCCTGAACGTAGGGAATATATGGAGGAGCAGTTTGATTACTGGGAGGTCAAAGATCATCATCGTATCACTGCTGTTGATGGTGAAGAATATGAATCTTATCTAAAGGGTACAGTGCCACCTAGCATGAATGATGGTGAGTTAGCATGTGTTATGTCACATCTAAATGCTATCAAATATTTTGTTGAGGAGACAGACCTTGATGAGATAATGATCATGGAAGATGATGTTGATCTGTCAGTGGCAAGGCATTGGGATTTTACATGGAAAGACATGAGGCGTAAGGTTCCTATAAACTTTGATGCCTTACAACTTACTATAATAAATCCTAATGGTATTACTCTGAAGTTACATCACCGATTCATCAATGACTTTTCTGCTGCTTGCTACCTCATTACTCGTCATCATGCAACTAAGCTCCTCAGGTTACATCAAAGAGGATCGCAATGGAAGATCGACCAAAACATCAGACCAAGAGCAGTCTCGGAAGACTTGATACTTGATAGTGGTAAGGCATACTCTACTCCTTTGTTCAATTATAGATTGGATATGGGATCTGCTATTCATACAGAACATATTGATATCTTTCATAAAGGAAGTAACAATGCTATAGTAGATTTTTGGAAACAGAATGGTGCTGATGTCAGGATAGAAGAGGTGATGCAATTAGATGAATATTGTGGTAGAATACCACCACAAGTGTACATAAACCAAGGTAAAAATGAGCAACATTCCTGAAGACTTAGTTCAACCTGACTTTACTGAGATGGTAGACCATGGACACATTGGTGTGTTCGAGAACTTTTTGAGGTGGGAGTTCTGTGATAAGGTTGTGGAAGCATTTGAATTTTGGTACAATAAAAAACATATAAAAACCTCAGAAGATATAAACAAGTGGGGTGATGGTACTACACAGTTCCCTCAGGGTGGAATGGGTAGAAAAGATCATCAACTATACATGGAGGTTGCTGATGCAGCGTATGCTATGGAGATCAATCAAGCTGTTGGTGCTGCCTTTGAGATCTATGCTAAAAAGTATAAGGGTATAATTGATGCAGCAGATCCTGTGTCCTCATGGACATGTAAGATACAGAGAACAGATCCTGGTGGTGGATATCATGTATGGCATTGTGAGAATGGTAACTTCTTGTATCGTGACAGAGTGGTTACATGGATGATATATCTAAATGATATTCCTTTCGAGAGTGGTGGAGCAACAGACTTCTATCATCAAGAACAATCCTTCCAACCTAAGAAGGGTACGATAGTTCTTTGGCCAGCAGCATATACTCATGTTCATAGAGGTGCATTTCTCACTGGAGATCAGTCTAAATATATCGCTACTGGTTGGTTCTCTAGAGAACCAGGTAATGTAACTAACAGAACTCTTGGAGAGTTGTCTGGTAAATTGACACCTGAGGATAAACTAAATTGATTATTTTTTATACATGTGTTACAAATGGTTATGATAAAATAGTTCAACCATACTGTGCTGCAGATTGTAAATTCGTTTGTTTCTATGATGATGGTGTAGAACCAGAAGCAAATGGGTGGGAATACAGACCACTCACTGTTGATGGTACTTGTCCAGTAAGAAGATCATATCATCCCAAGCATTGTCCTCATCTTTATTTTGAAGAGGGTGATATAGTTGTATGGGTTGATGCATCTTATGAAGTAACAGAAACATTAGTAAATGAGTCT